GATTGATTCTGTTGATGGTCATTTCGGTGGTCCTCCGGCGCGGGGGATCGCGGAGGACCACCCGCGCCTTGATCGGTGGGTTAAGGGTTTAAATTACACCGCTGCTTCGATATATGATCCATCATCAAGAGGAACATACCAGAGCGAAAATTTCGCAGTGCCATCAGTAAAGGCTGCTGTCGTGGCATGGGTTAAGATGGCGCCACCAACTCCGGTGGCCAGTCCCAGGACATAAGGATCGACGACCTTCGCCACGGAAGCCCCAATGGCGCTAAAAGTCGTAGTCCCACCGATAGCCGGGCCGAAAATAAGACGCATTCCTGCGGCCCACGCGCCGGAACCAGCGTCCAGGGATACCGCCGTCAAATCGACTTGCGCTCCGCCGGTTGGGGTAAATGCCAATTTAATCAAGCATCCGATCCCCACAAAAGTCTCCGTGGCTTCTGCGATAATTTGACGGACAAGGACTCTCCCGCCTACCACGTTAAAGAGAGTTAAGCGAGTTGGATTAGCTGTTGATAAGGCAGGCCCGAGGACAGATCCGGTTTCCACCTTGATTCCATAATTTATGTCTGCGATTCTTGATATCGTCGAAGGGTTATAGTTCATAGTATTTTATCCTTTCTTTTAGAGAGGGAAGCCGTCTTTCCAGGCCCCCCGGTTAAAGTTTATGCCGTCTCGTAGGGACTTCCTCTGCCGGAATTTCAACCACCGGGATGACCACGGTTTCGGCCTTCGGTTCCATCGCCGGTTTCGGCAGTTTGGCCAGTTCCTCTTTAACTATCTGTCGCACCAATTCAATATCATCTCTAAGCATATCGGCCTCCTGTTAGGCAATCGCTTCGGGTGGCGTTACCTGTTGGTATCGTGCCCCGTCAAGGATATAGACGACATTCATTAACCCGGTCCCCCCGGTATCGGTTCCGAGATGGACGTATTTCCGGTTGTTGGTTAGCTTGGAGGCGGCGATATAAAAACCTACCATGCAATGAGTGATTACATTCGCATCAATATTGTAGTTCAAGCCATCCGCCTGGCGGACCCAGGTGTTATCCGTCTCCGCCGCCGCTACCGCCCAAATCGGAAACTCGGCCCCGGTAGTAATGGGATAAGTCCCGGCCACCGCTTCGGCTGCGGTAGCACCTTCATGCACAGTGCAGAGGGTATCCACGTTGCTGTTGGCGTGGTAGTCAATCAGGATAAAAACGCCTTTAGCGTTCTCTATATTCACGGCCCGGCAGGTATCCACAACCGCCGAAGCCGCCACCGGCTCATGGCCTTCAATGATCGGAAAAGTTTCAGGACAGAACATATTCAAATCCTCCTTTGTTTAAGCAATCGCCGTCAGGGGAGAAGCCTGCGGATAACGTACACCATCCAGGATGTAATGAACGGACATTATCGCCGAAGCCGCACCCGCCGAACAGAGGTGAACCCACTGGCGTTTGTTGGTTAGTTTGGAGGCCGAGATGTAAAAGAACACGATACAGGTTCCCGTAAGCACATCCGCATCAATAACGTAGGTGAGTGCATCGGCCTGCCGAACAGGTACATCGGTTGTCGCTGCGTTCAGCGTTACCCAGATCGGAAATTCCGCTCCGGTGGTGACTTTAGAACCTCCTGCCACTGCCAACGCAGCCGTGGTCCCTTCGTCCACCGTCAACGTAACGTCTACATTGTCTCCGGTGGTATGCGTAACAACAATCAAAACACCCTTGGCATTCTCCAGGCTCACCGCCGCCGAGGTAGCAAGGACTGCGCTTGCCGCCAACGCTTCGTGACCTAAGATCACCGGGTTGGTTTCAGGACATAACATATTTTGACCCTCCTTCTATGGTAACGCCGGGGAGTGTTTCATCCCCGGCTTTGGGGTTTATGGTTAGGCACGGACCTGGAGGCCCACGAAATGGGATAAAGTAGAGCTTCCTTTATAAGGAGTAAGCGCGGATGCGCGGACCGGCTGGCCGTCCACACGAAGAACAAAACGGAACACGCTCTCATCAAACTCAAATCGAACATGAACACTCATATCGCTGGAAATCCCGCCCTTCTCGGCCAGGACGTACCCGTTCATGTCGGCCAGGATAATGTCCCCCAGGTCCCCGACGGTAGGGCACTGCTCAATGGCGATAACCGGACGCCCGAACAGAGTGCCGTAAGGGGCGTTATTGATACCACCGGCAGGCATATAAACAGGCACCCCGCCAGTACCGACGGCCATACTCATTTGAAAAAGCTGCGGGTAAACGTTGTTGTTAATCAGCCAAATAGAATTGGACTGTGAAGCAGGGAACAACCGGCTCCACATCTTGATTACATTCTCGAACACCACGGTATCGGCCTTCTGTCCCGTTTCCTTGTCCACCTGCACCAGGCAACCGGCATTCAGGATACCCAAAGGTTGACCGGCTCCGGTGCCATTGATAATGGCGTCGTCCAGAAGAAATCCGAACTCGGCCACAAAGGCAGACCGGATAAAGGATTCCAGCGCCGAGGCGTCCTGGAGTAATTCGTCCGTCGCGTAGCACAAACCAACCAGCTTTTTTAGGGTCAAGTCGATTTCCCTGAACTTCGGTTTGGACTTGGTTTTCTCTGTGGCTTCCCCGGCCCAATAACCGAGGATACCGCCCGACCGGGTAGAGGCGCGGGAGGTCTCGTCCACACCATTAATTTTGATACTGTTGGAATTCCCGGAAATCTGAATCCGCCGACAACGGGCCGCCAGGATGTTCGTGGCGAAAACTTCTTGAAGCATTTCCGTTGAGAAATCTTGCTGAACCAGAACGCTCAGCTTCCCCGTGCTTTCGCATGGGGGCGGACTATATCATCATCAGTTTAAAACAGAACGAAGTGCGTCCTTGCGCCGGATATTGAGTGCCGTCCTATATTCTTTTTCTTTCTCGCGACCTTCCTTAGTCCCGCGCCTTGTCTTTTGTAATTCAATTCTTCTGGCGTGGTGAATAGGATCGGCTTCGCGCTTTTTGGCGTATTCTCTTTTATTTATATAGGATTTGGCTAACATCAATTTGCTTCGTTCTAACTGAGCCTCTCGTGTAGTCTCTGAGGTTCCCCGTTTTTGTTTGGCTATACATAAGTCTATTATTTGTGCTTCCCGTTCAGTCATAATATTATAATGACTTCCAGGTTTAAAACTCTGCAATCTCAACTGGCAATATTCAAGGATTAAAATCCCTCTTTCTTTTTTAAGCCCAGTCAAATGCGAATTTACCAATTCCAACACCGGGATAATTTTATTCATTCGATGGATAACCAACACATAAACAATTTTTGACTTTGGCATATTTCTTACGCCATAGCCGTGTGTTCTTATGTATGGATTTACTCCTATCTTCTGAACAATTTGTTGGGCCTTTAAAATCATAGCCTCATCCGTGTTAGATATTTGGATAGCACACGAATAACTTACATGACGATTCCGGGTCTTATATTCTGTTATTCCGATATACCCTTCACCGTCAATAAACCCTGCCAGCCAACCAATTTCAATTTGGGTTACCTGCTGATTGCCTATTTCAGGTTGAATTACATCTGAGGATAATGGTATTGTAGAATTAGTCATGGCGATTTCCTCCTTGTTAGGAATCGTTGTGATTAGGGACCGTGGAATGGGTAAACATTCTGCGGTCCTGCTTTTTTCTACTATACCAAAATTTCTCATAATGTTAACCTTTTATCCCAAAGATTTTTGCATAGGTAGCACTTTGGGCTTTAAGGTGTCCCAGCATATAGAGAGGTTTTAAGTGGGCCTCTGGCATTTATCTTAACCCACCATCCGAGGGGACCGTCTCGTTAAGCCCCAAGGCGGCGTTAAACAGCCGGGGATCGACATTCCGACCCGGCAGGCCGGCGTTCATAATGGCGATCATGTTCTGCCCCAGAGTAGGGAAGCGGTCTTTCTTCTCGGCTTCAACCGGCCGGGGGATGTTCTTCACGGTTACGGGCGGAGCGGTGGGGGCTTCGAGCTGCATACTCAAGCGTTCCCGGTTCTCCCTCGTGGTCACCATGTCGTGCATGGCTTCGATTTCCGCGTTGATTTCTTTCATGTAAGCCACTTCGGCGGCATTCAGGTTTCGATTCTCGGCCATTGCCTTGGCTTCGATGTCGGTCAACCGTTTCATGGCGGCCCTAATTTCCTCTCGGTCTTGCGTTATGGTCTGCATTCTTGTTCTCCTTCTTTAATTGTAGGTTTTAGTAAATGTTCCCCTCTCGCCATCAATACCGCCATGCGAGAGCACATCTGCGGTTTCGGCTCGTCCTTTTGTTCGGCTACAGGCGCGGGGGCCTCAACATCGCGAGGAGGTTCTTCCGCCTGGTTAGTTATCTCTGGGGGTGGGGGCTCAACATCGCGGAAAGCCTCCTTGATCCCTTTTGATAAAATAACCTTTGCCTGCCTGTGTGTGCATCCAGCATCACGGAGGATGCGCTCCAGGTCGGTAGCTGTGGGATGCCGTTTTAATGCTTGCAAGTCTTCTGGTATATTTTTAAACTTCGCCGCGGCCATAACGGGAACGAATCGGGCACAGTTGGCCAGATTCATTTCACCAGTTATCTCGTCCACGAAGCCGTATTCCTTCGCCTCCGCCGCCGTCATCCAGGTCTCGGCGGACATCAGAGAAGCGATTTTATCCTCGTCCATCCCGGTCTTGGACTGGTAAGCCATAGCAATAGACCCCCCGACCTTATCCAGGGAATCGGCCATCCGCCTCATGTCGTCGGCATCACCCATTGTCATGCCCCAGGGGTTATGGATCATAAACAAAGCGTTATCCGCCATTGTTATTTGATTGCCGGAAAGCGCAATCAGTGAAGCGATAGAAGCGGCCAGGCCGTCAATATAGGTGGTTACGTTCGCCGGATGGGCCTTGATTAAATTGTAAATGGTGATCCCGTCGAACACTTCGCCACCAGGGGAATTGATATGCAGGTCAATTTGTTTGGCCTTTATCTCGGAAAGTTCTTTTTGAAATGATTTAGACGTTACCCCACCGCCCGACCAGAAATCCTCTCCGATCTGTTCGTAGATCCAGATTTCAGATTTATCGGCTTTATTCTCTATCTTGAACCACGGCTTCATTTGAGTCTCCTTTGTCCTTTTCCGATTCCGGCAGGTCTTTCCCCTGGGGATCTTCTTCCTCTGGGGTATCGTCCACCGGCGGTAAAGCTGCCGGAGGCGGTTCATTTCGTTTTGTGAGCAGTTCTTCAACCATGTCCAGCGGCACCATATTCAGCGGGACAAAATATTTGTCGCCGCCCTCGATGGGGTCTAAATCTTCCAAAGCGCGGATGTCGTTTGAACTGAGTGCGCCGACGCCAAAAAGCAGTTGATAGAACCGGCCCCGGCTTTGTGAATCCCCGCGCATCTTCCCTTCAAGGGAATGCTTGAAATATAACGATCCCCTGCCGGACAGTTCTTTGTCCGACTTGGAGAGCAGTTGCATATTATAAGACTGCTCCAGCGTAACCACCCAAGGCAGGATGGAATCCTGGACAAAACTGATCTGCTCTTGTTCGATATTATTAAAGGATGACTTGGAAAGGTCTTTCAGTTTATGCGGGGGCAGCCCGAACCAGCGGGCTATCTCGGCCACCTGGAAGGCTCGGCTTTCGATAAATTGACTATCGTTCGGTGGGATGCCTATTTTCTCCGGCTTCATCCCATCTTCAAGAAGCATCAGCCGGTGTGAATTGCCAAGGCCACTGTAATTCTGCGTCAAGGCATCTTTCAGGTTCTTATGGCCTTCGGCCCCGAGCTTGCCGGGATGCGTGACGATCATCCCCGGGTGTGTCCCCTGGCCGAAATACAGGCTGCCGAATGTCTCTAACCCCATCCCCAGGCCGAAGGACTTCCGGGCCATTGCCACAACGGAATAGCCCATAAAGCCGTCAAAGCCTAAACCAGGGACGTGGAGGATTTTTTCCCGTGGCAGGTAAACATCCTGGCCGTCGGGTATCCGAATTTTATAAACCATCGCGCCGGCCCGCATTTCCGGTGTCACCCGGTCCGGGGTTATCGGCCAGAGCTGAATAACTTCCCCGAAACCATTGGTGACTTTCTCGGCGTAGCCGTTCCCCCACAGAAGAACATGGGCCATTAATACTTCCCGTCCCCCTTTGGCGCTCATATACGGGTTAAACTCGTCGTGCATCACCCGGTAGAGGATTCTGTCGTCGGCAATCCGTTTCTTGTCCCCTTTTTTTTGCATCAAGTGCAGGGGGAGTGCGCCGATAGTCCCGGAAATTAAGGACACAGCGTTAAAAACAGCGGAATAAGTAAGTGCGGTGTATTCGTTGACTATCTCGCCGGAAAGCGATTGATGGCCATGAAATGACCATAACTGGCGATCCCAGGCTCTGGGATCTGTAACCCCGAGGTTACGGATAGGGGTAAGCAGGAATTGTTTTATGCGGGTAAATATAGACAAAAACGGCCACCTCTTGAAATGTTAAAGAGAATGGCCGCAATTATTCAGTATTTTTTAGCTGGTTGTAAAGGTTTAATTTATGCCTGTTATCAAATAGTTGGCGATCTTATCGTTTTTTATCGTTTCCTGTATTTTTTTATCGTTTTTGATATAATTTTATCGCAAACGAGGGTTAAAGCACTCTCGATCTTTATTCCCGGCATTTACAATTTTTCCCATCAAGATACATTCTCCCCTCATACGCCAGTTAGGAAAGCTCACGCAATCCCCGCAATAAACGGTTGTTATGGGTTTTATTAGGGGGTCCGGGGCTTTGAAAAGGGCCTTAAATAAAATCTCCTGATTCCGTGGGGATCTCCGTGTTCTCATTCAATCACCCTCCTTGTATTATTTCCCAGTATGGACTTTATGCCCCAACTTCAACAGGTAGGACACCGTGCGCCCATCCAGGTCAATCAGGCTGGCTCTGTTGCCTTCTTCATCCTCGAAGTAGGGGTCAATGCCCCCTACTTCTTCGGAGGCGGTGGGCATCCAATCTTCTTTCCCCTTTATCTTTTTATAGATTTTCCCATCGTTCCCGAGGGCGAATCTCTCGCCTGTTTCCTCAACGGGATATAAAAAAATTTTAATTTTATCATTCAGTTTGATCCATCCATAACTGTGTGTGGTGGGTCTGGTGGGGGTCATGGTAGCCATAAACTTCCTTGACATCTGAGAGGGGTTCCGCCTCCCCGTTTCCCAGGCGGAAACGGTGGTGACGGAGACCCCGAGTTTTTCGGCCAGGGCCCGCTGGGTTAAACCCAGGGCCTGGCGGGTTTCTTTAGCGTTCATTTGGTTCCTCCAGTGGGTTTTTTATCCAAAAGAATGACAATTTTATCCAGGCGGTCCACGATGTGATTAATTCGGAAAATCCAACGCAAGAGGCCGATAAAGGCAAAAGTGACGATCAAGAAAAAAATACCAAAACCAAAAAGTAAACTACCAGAATCAGGTTGCATCTTCCATTCTCCTTCCCCCCGGTTTTAGGCGCCGGGGTCGCCGTTAGGGGGTTAGGTTCCGTATGGCATCTCTCTTTTTTCCAACCGGGAGATGTACCCCCTATAGTCCGCCTCGAAAACTTCTTCTTTTTGTGCTTTATC